GCGACAAATCTGACACCCCCCCCATGACAACCACGACGCCCCCCCGCGACACCAGCGTCATAGTAGAAGAGAAGAATAAAGAGAATAATAAAGAAAAGAATAAAGATAATAATGAATATAATAATAATATAAGCAAAAATTTGGATTTAGTTGAAGGTATAGATAAGGAAGTTAAAAGCGTTGTTTCTAATACTTCAACTAATCACCCAACGGGGGGGGATATGCATTCTACAGAAATTGAAGAATATTTAAATTCCCTCCTACGAATTGAAGTGGAAGAAACCCTTGAGGAAAAAATAGAAAAAGTAAAAACTAAATCTTCTTCAATTAAAGAAGAGGAATTTGATATCCCTCAAAGAAATATTGAAGATAAATTTTCAGATTATGAAATATATAATGCATTAAATTATTAAAATTAAAATATGGAACAAATAAGATTATTTAACGAAGATTGCTTGGTAGCAATAAAATCATTACCAGATAATAGTGTCGATAGTATAGTAACGGATCCACCTTATCATTTAACCTCAATTACAAAAAGATTTGGTAAAGATGGATCAGCACCTGCCAAATTTGGCACAGATGGGGCATTTCAAAGGGCATCTAAAGGTTTTATGGGTAAAGAGTGGGATGGAGGAGATATATCCTTTAGAACTGAAATATGGGAAGAATGTTTAAGGGTATTAAAACCAGGGGGTCATTTATTATCCTTTGGTGGTAGTAGAACTTATCACAGAATGGCTGTTGCAATAGAAGACGCGGGATTTTCAATACGTGATCAGATCTTATGGATATATGGTAGTGGATTCCCCAAGTCATACAATATTGGAAAAGCCGTGGATAAAATAAGGGGTAATACAAGTGAGGTTGTTGGACAACAAACATTAACAGATATTAGAGGTGGTAATTATTTGGCTGGTCTTAATGAAAAAGGTATAGAGAGATATGAAGCCAATATAACAAAAGGAAAAAGTGAATGGGAGGGCTGGGGCACGGCGATGAAACCCGCGCACGAACCCCTAGTTTTAGCAAGGAAACCATTTTCTGGATCGGTGGCCCAAAACGTTTTAGCGTGGGGCACAGGTGGGATTAACATAGATAAGAGTAGAATACCAACTGATGATAATTTAAATGGGGGAGCATATGCTAAAAATCCAACAAAACAAAAAGAAAATGCTCCAAGTTTTTATACATCAGTAACAAATAAAGATTTTATTCAACCAGAAGGTCGCTTCCCTGCCAACGTGATTTTTGATGAGGAGGCTGGTAAAATATTAGATGAACAAAGTGGAATCAGCAAAAGTGCTGTATTTGATAGTGAAAAATATAAGTCCATAGCCGGATTAAAGGTAGGTAATACTTATAATAAACCAAAAAAATCATTAGATAATATTAGGGGTTTTACTGATGAAGGTGGTGCAAGCAGATATTTTTTAAATGTTGAAAATACAGATGATGAAGATTTTGACACATCAACAAATCACAATCCAATTGTGATGGCAAGGAAACCATTTTCTGGATCGGTTGCAAATAATGTTTTAGAGTGGCGAACTGGTGGTATAAATATTGAGGAGAGTAGGATTGATTATAAGGATGAAAATGATAAAGAAAAAAATACAGAAGGTCTTAAAAGGTTTAATGAAAATAGAAATAGACTACAAGAATTAGGTTATGGGTTTAAAGGTGGAGAAACATATATTGTTAATAATGAAGGTCGCTTCCCAGCCAACGTGATTTTTGATGAGGAGGCTGGTCGCGCACTTGATTCTCAATCAGGTTATAGCAAATCAAATACAAAACAAGGAAATATAGAAAATAAAGGTTCAGGTGTATTCTTAAAAGAAGATGGAACACAAGCAACAGGACATAAACATAAAGTATATCCAAATACTATACAAGATGAAGGGGGTGCAAGCAGATTCTTCTATTGTGCAAAAGCCAGCAAAAAAGACCGCAATGAGGGGCTTGAGAATTTCCAGGATAAGGCATCACAAATGAACTCTGGGGGTATAGGTAGAAAAACAAGTGTTGAAAAAAGATTAGAGACAAATGATGAAAATGCCCCAACTATGAAGAATATCCATCCAACTGTAAAGCCAACAAAACTTATGGAGTATTTAATCAAACTTATTACACCCCCAGGAGGGATCGTGCTTGATCCTTTTATGGGATCCGGGAGTACTGGAAAAGCCGCGATCAAGAATAATTTTAATTTTATAGGTATAGAAAAAGAAAAAGAATATTTTGATATTGCAAAAGCCAGAATAGAACACGCTAAAGGAAGTGGTTTATTTAAGCCAGAATGAATTATAATATAAAAATGATATCAAAGGTAGGGGGATATATTACCCCTCCTTAAAATTAAAATATGAAAGAAATGAATGTATTGAGTTTATTTGATGGAATGAGTTGTGGGCAAATTGCCTTAAATAAGGTTGGGGTTAATTATGATAATTATTATGCTTGTGAAATTGATAAGTATGCTATGCAGATTACAAATAAGAATTACCCCAACACAATTCAATTAGGGGATATAACAAAACTAGATGTTAATATTTTACCAAAGATTGATTTATTATTTGGTGGTAGTCCATGTCAGTCGTTTTCAAGTGCTGGTAATGGAAAAGGTTTTAATGGAAAAAGTGGATTATTTTGGGAGTATGTTAGAGTATTAAAGGAAGTTAATCCAACTTATTTTTTATTAGAGAATGTTGTTATGAAAAAAGAATGGAAAGATATTATCACAAATGAATTGGGGGTAGAACCAATAATGATAAATTCAAGTCTTGTATCAGCACAAAACAGAAAAAGATTATACTGGACAAATATACCTAATATAACACAACCAGATGACCTAGGATTATACTTAAAGGATATAATGGAGGAAAGTGTTGATAATAAATATAATTTTACACAGAATTTTTATAAGAAAAAACAAGGGACATTGAGTTATAAAAAATCAAGGATGAGTATGAGAACACCAGAACAAAAAGCAAAGACATTATTAACAAATCCTAGAAACGTAGGGGGTAATGGGTTACCTATAAAAATATCTGATGATTATATAAGAGTGCCAACACCAGTTGAATGTGAAAGATTACAGACAATACCTAACAATTATACAGAAGGGGTATCAAATACACAAAGGTATAAGATGATAGGTAATGCTTGGACTGTTGATGTAATTGCACATATATTTAAAAATTTAAAATAGTATTTAATTAAATTGTCTTTTGATAAAATTAAATATATTTATAATAAAATTAAAAATTATGAACAAAGAACAAATTTTAGGAGTATTCAGGCACATTTTAACATTCGTTGGGGGTACGTTAATCACAAAAGGTATTTTTGACCCCGAACTTGCAAATGAAATTGTGGGCACAGTTGTAACTGTTATTGGAACTGTATGGAGTGTGATATCCAAAAAAAGAGTTTAGAATGAAGATTAAAGAAATTACATTATTATCAACAGAGAATTACTTTACACGAAGTGAGGGGGAATGCATGACTTACAATTATGAAATAGTTTTAGAAAATGATAAAAAACTTTTGATTAAAGATTTAAAAAAACCAATACCTGATTGGGCAAAAAATGCCATAATTGATTATGGTTTAAAGGCGCAGTCAGATAATGACGTAAAATATTTTTTAATTAAAAACGAATCTTACACATCAAAAGGAGTTCTCTAATCTCCACAAGTAGGGGGTGCAGTGTCCTATTGCTCCCCCTTTCTTTTTTTATCTTTTTGATACATTCACCCAATAATCTAATTCTTTTAATTTTACTACTGTGTTTAATACAGGCTTACTTAATTCAAAGTAATCTGATTTATTCAACGTTCTTTTGGTAGGGGACTTAATAGTTGTTTTCATATCTTTTTTTTTATAAAAATAAGACTTTTTTTCAAATAAAACAACATTTTTATACATTTTTTTTGTTCTTAATGGTTTTTTTGCAATTTAGCGTATATTTATAGATATAAAAACGTATAAATAATATGGCAAAAATTAAATTAGATAGACATTCGATACTTGAAATACAAGATTTAATTAAGGAAGATATTTTAAGTGATAGACAAATTGCTGAAAAATTTAATGTTAATACCAGACATATAAATTATATAAGGAACGGGAAACGATGGAGTGATTGTTATCTTTGCGAAGAAGAAAGAAATAAACAAATTAAATTTAGTATAAATGTGCAACTGCAAGAAACCAAAAGTGATATCGGAACTCCCGCATATCGAATCACAATCTGATGCAAATGGAATTACCCCAATCGAGTGGGATGAAGTGGGGAGGTTAGTATCATCTCATAAATTAGAATTTAGTCAAATAGACTTTTTGACAAAAATCTATAATAAAATTTTCCAAACAAATAAACCAACAACCACTTGCAAAAGTTGTGTTAAAAATTTGATTGGAAAATTATCACAACAATATAACTTATTAAAAAATGGAATTTGAAATAGCCCCAATTGATGTGCCAATTGATGTTGTTAGACCAAAGGGACGACCAAAATTACCGGAGGGGACCAAGGCCGAACGAAAACCCCTAGTATTACAAACAGAAATACTAAAAGAAGTAATTAGATTATCATTAGATTTGCATTACTCACAAAATGAGGTATTCAATTATCTTGTTAAAAAATATGATATCAAAAGGGTTGATGCTTCTAGGTATTGGAGAAAGTCTTGGGATTTAATTAAGGCTAAATTTACACATTCAAAAGACGAGATGATTAAAAAACATCTTATTAAATTGTGGAATATCCATGATGATGCCTTGGCGTCAAAAGATTATACAAATGCAAGAAATGCACTTAATGATATCGCCAAACTCGTAGGATTAAATTCGCCAGATAAATTAGATGTAACACATCATGCCATCAAACTTAATTTTGGGCAAATAGCCCCAAAGGTAGAGGAAGAAAATAAATAACTATGGAAATAAATGTTGAAGGCTTTACCCCCCATCATGCACAACAGGTTATAATTGATAAAATATTAAACAAAAATAAGAAATACCATATCTTATCTCTGGGGAGACAATTTGGTAAAACTATGTTGGGCATCAATCTATTGTTGAAGTGGGCATTAGAGGAAAATAACAGCACTTGTATGTGGGTTTCACCCATCTATGCTCAAGGTAGAAAAGTGTTTGATGAAATGGTTAATTATCTGGGGGAAACAAATTTAACAACAACAATCAACAAAAGTGATTTGTATATAAAATTTATAAATGGAAGCATCATAACTTTCAAAAGTGGTGAAAGACCTGATGGATTAAGGGGCTATACTCTCGATTATCTCATCATCGACGAAGCGGCTTTTATAAAAGAAGAAGTCTGGTTTGAGGTATTAAAGCCAGCAACCCTTGTTAAAGGTAAAAGGGTTTTATTCTTATCAACCCCCAAAGGTAAAAATTGGTTTTATAATCTATATCAGTTGGCTATGATTGATACAAAAGATGGGCAATATGATTGCAGTTATGGAACATCTTTTGATAATCCCCTTATAAACCCAGATGAACTTTGGGAAAGCAAAAAGACATTACCAGAGCATATATTTAACCAAGAAATTATGGCTCAATTCCTTGATAATGGTGGGGAAGTTTTTACAAATATGGATAACTATTGCAAATTACAAGCATTTGCAAGTTATAACCCCAGCCACAAATATTATGCAGGATTAGACCTTGCAAAGCAAAATGATTATACTGTATTAACAATATTAAACCAAGATGGGGAGGTATGTGAGATATTTAGGACAAATAAGAATACCTATGAAAATATTATTAGTGATGTATTAACTATTGTTAAAAAGTATAAGCCCCAACTATTAGTGGAAGTTAATGGTGTGGGTGATCCCCTATTTGAAAGAATACAAAAAGCATATCCAGCGGCTAAACCTTTTATAACAACACAAGATAGCAAAGCAAATATTATTGAGGAGTTGATAATATCTTTAAATGAGGGGAAATTGATATTACCCTCTAAAACGCTATTTGAGCCGCTGTATAATGAGTTAAACATTTTTACATTCACTTATTCACCAGCAACAAGAAAGTTGCGCTACGGGGCTCCTGTGGGCTTCCACGATGATTGTGTGATGTCATTAGCCTTTGCTAATCAATCATTCAAAACTAAATTAAATTATGGTCAGTATTCAATCAAATAAAATATGAAGGCAGAATTAAAAATTGGGGATAATGTTTATAACATAAAAGCCCCCACATTAAAAGAATGGATGAGATTTAATAGGATTGATTCTTTTGATAAAGAGGAAGATAACTTAAATATTTGTGTTAAACTTTTAAGTGTTTTAACAAATGAGAGTGAGGCGTCAATCAAAGAATGCCCCTACCAAGATATACTCAAAGTTGGTAATGAAGTTTTAAATTTTATTATGGGGTTATCAAAAAAGTTTCACAAATCATTTACGTTTGAAAATATTGAGTATGAGTTTTGTGATTTAAACAAAATATCATTTGGGCACTGGATGGATTTAGACAATTTTCTTTCAAAGAAACCCTCTGAAAGAAAGAATGAATTAAATATACATCTTGCCCTATTATATCTGCCAAAAAAAGATGGAGGTAAATATTTATCTGATAGTGTAATGGAAAGGGCAAAGATTTTTAACAGAATTTCGATTGAGTATTATTTTGGTGCTGTTTTTTTTTTAACTCTTTTAAAACAGGAATTACGCAAAAATTCACCAAACTATTTGTGGAAAGTAATGTGGATCAAGATGCCGAAGATAACAGCGATGATAACGAGTCTTTTAACAATCACTGGGGTTGGTTTAATGCGCTTGAAATTATTTCTGGGGAAGATATTACCAAAATCCCCAAAATAATAGAATATGATTTTTTATTTGTGATGAATCATTTGGCATATATGGCTGATATAAATGAAATAAGAAAAAAGGAACATAATAAAATGATGGCTAAATATAATAGAAATGGGTAATACAGCATTAGGAACTTATAACTTTAAAAAGATAACTGATTTGCTAAAAAATATAGCAAATAAGCACAAACAACTTAATTCTTATTCGATTGGGGATTTGAACCAACTTGGTTATTATACAGAAGAAAGATTAAAGCAAAATAATACAACTGACAATTTGGCAACACATTACCCCTTAATGTATGTTGTTCCAGCCACAGCAACAAATGATGGAAGACAAACAATATATACTTTTAACATATTGGTTATGGATATATTAAATGTTAAGAATTTTGATATTGAAACTGATATTTGGAGTGATACATTAGAAATATGTAAAGATATTGCGGCGGCATTAAGATATAATTTGGAAGAGTGTTATGAAAATTGGGACGTTAATTTTCCTGTTTCATTTACCCCCTTTTCAGAAAGATTTGATGATTATTTATCGGGGTGGAACCTTGAAATCAAATTAGTTATACCTGATGCCCTTAATTTATGTGATGCACCTTTTGAATCATTTGGCCCTTGTATTGAAAACAAATAATAATGAGTGATTTTAATTTTATACTGGATAAGAATAATGAAGCGATGGTGGTTATTGGCAATAGGTTTGTTGAACTTATTAAACAATCACTTAAACAAAAGTATTCTTTTGGTATTGGGTATAATAGAAAAAGGGGTAGTTTTGGTATGGCAGATAAAGTAGCATCTGGCAATTTATATAATTCAATCAAAAGCAATTTTGACCGCGAAACACAAGTGTTAAATATAGAGATGGCTTATTATTGGTATTGGGTAAATAGGGGCAGAAAGTCAAGTGATAAGATGCCACCAATAGCCCCCATCAAACGTTGGGCTAAAATAAGGGGATTAGATGAAAATATGGCTTGGGGTATAGCAAAGAATATACAGAAATTTGGTTATAATGGTAGCCAGTTTTTTGACACCATAGCCACAGATAAACTAATTGAAGAATTTGAAACTGAACTTACTGAAAAGTGGGGGATAGGGATTGATGAGTTCTTTAATACTTTTACAGTAAATAATAATCAGTAATATGCCAAATACAATAGCAGTTTTACAAAAGCCGTTGGCTATTTCACCCACAAATAATGATCACATATGGACATTAAGTGGTGCAACATTAGGGACAAATTTTAAATATATATTAGACATATATTTTTCCCCCAACAATCTAAATGTTAAAAAAGCAAGGTTATTAGCCAGACCAAATTCATTTGGGGTTGCCACATTTAATATAACAGAAGTTGTTAGAAACTTTTTAGACCCCAATCCACGTGCTATATTAGCCGCACCTTTTCAATTATACCCAACTGGACAAACTGCATCATTTGCAAATACTATTGTTACTAATGTAAATTCTTATATTACACATAATTATAATGCCTATAATCAGTATTATACTTTAAATGATTTATGGCATATTGAAGAATATGGAGTTCAAGTTGGATGCACATATACAAGTGGTAATACTACTGTTGTAGATATTATTACAGGTGCAACACAACCTGACCCTATACTTATTTTTCCTGGGGTGGATAATACTTTAATCCCCCAACCAAATTTAACAAATGCTAAATTAAGCACAACTTATTCTGGGTCATCACAATTTTATTCAGAGTTAGGTTATAATCATTATTATTATGATTTATTTAGACACGTTTATTCGGCTGGAACAATTAACGAACAATCACCAGGTGAGTTTTTAAATTCAGCCGGGCCAGATAAATATCCATTTGCAACACTAAATCCTGTGCCAACTGGTGCAACAGATGGAGTTTGTAGAGTTTATATAGTTAGAACTGATTTTCAAAATGAAGGTTTAAATTGTGGTCAAATAGCATTAGAAGGTAATACAAGGGGGGTTTTTGGCAAATATACTTCTTTTAATGGAGAAATTGGAAAACAATATTATAAATATTTATCAGATTGCCAAACAAATACCACATCAGATTTTGAACATGAATTAAAATGGACAAGAAATGGAATATGTTATGATGTTACAAGTGGTGGTGTTATAACAACAAATACCAATTATACCTTTAGTGGCCCCCCACAAACGGTTCTTGGTGAATGCAGAACAAGAAAACACCACAGAGAATGTCCTATTATATTATCATTTTTAAATGGAAAGAATGATTTATTTACAAATGACATCTATTCAATAGGTATATGGGGGGCAAGTGGTAGCACTTATCAATTTAAGGCAGAAGCCAGAAATAGAAACTCATCATCATTACCAAGTGTAAAGGAGGGGGTTGATAGCACTTTTAGAATGCTGACATTTTATACACCATATAATTATACAAATAGTGGATTGAACGTAATACCCCCAGACGTTAGCCGTGTTGCATTTTTTGGGACAAGTTATAGTGCAGATATAGATAACAGATTAAATCCATCTAGTGCAACAACAGAGATATTAGAATTCGTTTTTGAGGGTGCTGATTGCAGGAATGAACCCCAACACTTTTTATTTATGAATGCTAGGGGTATGTGGGACACAATCACATTAGATAAGAAAAGTGAAAAAACAATTAACGTAAATAAGGAAACTTATTTTCAGGGAATGGATTTAAATAAGACAACATATACAAGTGCATCATATAATAGGGGCAAAAGGGTTTATGATAGTGAAGCAAATTATGAGGTAAAGGCAACTTCTTGGTATATAACACAGAATGATATGGTTATATATGAAGAATTATTTATGTCCCAAGATGTTTATTTAATTAAAAATACCCAAATTGAGAATGATGAATTGTTCCAATACCTTATCCCCGTGATGATGAAGGATAAAAGTTTTGTTCAGTATAATAAAAATTATCAAAAATTATATCAATACCAATTTACATTTGAGTATGCTGGGGGTAAAAGGTATAGAACACAAGGTTAAATAATATAAAATGACAGAAGGATTACAAATAAGATGTTATGTTGAGGGCAATCAAAGGTATGTTGATATGTTCCCCAACGAAACTATGCAAATAAATACTTCATTTGCTGAAATACAAGACATTACAAAAAAGAACTCTGCATATTCAAAGCAATTTAATTTGCCGGGGTCCAAAAATAATAATGATGTTTTTAATTACTTTTATGAGTTCTCCTCCACATTTACAGATTTTAACCCCAAACTTAAATTTGAGGCAGAGATATTACTTAATGGTTATGAGATAGCAACTGGCTATATTAGATTAAATTCAGTTAATATAACTAAATTAGAAAAAGTCTATTCAATTACATTTTATAATGAGGTAGGGGACTTGGTTGCAAATATTAAGGATAAGTTTTTATATGATTTAAACTTATCTGGTTTAACGCACCCTATGAATTCAGTAGTTATAGAAAAATCACAATATGACCCCAACTTATATTTGCTCCATGTGACAGATCAAAGACCATCATATCCTTATGAAGATGGCAGAACATTTTTTGGTTTATATAATATAGGTTATCAATATACAACTTCAGCATCAAATATACAAGAATTTTATAATGGTCAAGCATTTGGGCAAATTACATTTGGGGTAGGGGGGACTGAAAGTGTTTTATTAAGTTCAACTTCACCAACCCCTTGGATTGCTGGAGATCAAGTTATACTAATATCAAATAGTAATCCTAATAGATTTATAATTGGCACAGTTATAAGTTTTAATATAGACACTTTACAATTAACATTTAACATTACATCAGAATTAGGAACTGGTTCAGATAATACTTGGGGTATAGGATTATATTTATCTACCTCTGGTATATTAACTGATGTAACAACCCCAAGATTACAATTTGCAGAAAGGAATGATATACCAAATTATTTTAGTTTTTCGGGGACACCAGTTCAATCAAGTTATTTAAAGCCATCTTTACAAGTTAGGGAGTTATATAATCAAATATGTAATCAGGCTGGTTATACAATTGAAAGTAAGTTTTTTGATACAGCATATTTTAAAAAATATTATTTACCCTTAAAATTTGAGGATAGTGTTCTTTCAGGTGGGGATCAAAAAGTATGTTATACATATACAAATTCAAATATAGGTGTTTATATACAAACTACCAATCCATCATCTGGCATAACTTGTAATAATTTTAATTTATTAGCAAATACAGATAGTTTTTTAATACCTTCCATATTAAATGGTAGATATACATTTAATGTTATTTTAACTGCCGATGTGGTATATGAAACTTGCCCCTCACAAGATTTTACAATCAATTTAGTTACAAACACAGGAAACAATCCTATTGTCTATAATATGCTAACACAACAGATGTGTGATGAATATCCTGGCAATTACGAGGCTGTTCAATTTGCTGGAACTGTTACGGTTGATATAAATGGTAATGTGGGAACATTTATTACTATTGAGTTAGGTAGTTATGGTATAAATGCTTTTAGAGATATTACATTTACAATAATTGATGCACCTTCAAGTTATGTTGGGGATTTTAACTACGCAGCACAATTCCCCGAAGATGAGTATAAGCAAATAGATTTTATATCATCTGTAAATAAGTTATTTAACCTTGTTGTAATACCATCACCAGATAAACCAAAGACTTTAATAGTTGAACCTATTGTGGATTATATAGGCAAGGGGGATATTTTAGATTGGACATCAAGGGTGGATTATAATAGTCCTATTAAAGTTGAACCAACTACAAATTATATTAACGGAACATTATTTTTTAATAGTAGATTAGATAAGGACTGGTCTAATCAGCAATTTAATATTAACTTAAATAGAGTTTTTGGGTCAAGGAATATTCAATTAAGCCAAGAATATAAGGATAATATTACAAAAATTGAGGGGGTATTTGCACAAAGTATTGATATTACAATCGATGGCACAAAGAATGATCCCCCAAGGATAACAATACCAAATATATCAGCGGTTAAAGTTAAAGACTTTAATGGACAACCCCAGAATTTATTTGAACCTTTTAAGTCATTAGCCAGAATAATATTTAGGGGGGTTATGTATCCATCTGATAACTATTCAAACGGACCATCAAATTTATTAAAATATTATATTGAAAATAAAAGTTTTGATAAAATACAATTATTAAATAGATTTACAACTTATCCTTTTAATTATAATGAGTTTAGCCATTATACAAATTTTAGAAGTGATGCTTTTGATAATTTAGAAACTATATTCCCTTGGGCGGCTGATATGTATTCTATATATTATAAAGATTATATAGATGATTTAATTAGTGATGAGAATAAAATAATAAATTTAAAGATATTTTTAGACCCCTATGAAATAGCCAATCTAAAATACAACGAAAAGATTTTAATAGAAAACAATTATTATAGGATAAATAAGTTGTCATATAATTTAGTTGAAATTGGTTTATGTGATGTGGAGTTAATAAAATTAACAAGAGACTATACCCCCCACCCAGTATTGTATTATAAGTTATCTGGCTGTTCAAGTGGGGATATTATATATACAAATTCAGATATTAACTATGGCTTATTTGCTTATATAAATAAGTATGTAAAGGTATATAGGGGGTCAGTTTATCCCCTGACATTATTAGGGTGTTATAGTGTATCAGAAGTGGCTTATAATGCCAATCATGTATATGAGAAAATATATATTGGTTCAGCCAACGCCAACGATCCATTAAACCCCTTTCCAGGCGAACTTGGAGTAGGGGTAGGGGTATATGAAAATTGCGCTTGCACAGGTAGAACACAATTTGATGTGGTTCAACAAACAGAGCCAACATTAGAATTAGATTTAGATGGAGTGGTAGAACCTGGTTCAGTTGTTATTACATATACATTATTAGCAAATGAAGCAAAGCCACTTACTTATGATTTAAATTTTACTCATACATTTGACACAATAACAACACCTATTATAGTTAATGAAACTATTACTATGGTAGGGGGGACAACAAGTGCAACAAAAGTTGTAACTTTAAGTGGTGAAAGTTTTTCAAATTTATTACAGACTTCTTCATATAGTAATTTAAATTTATCAGTTGAAGAATATAATAATATATTTGTATCAAGGGTTACAACTGAATTTGTGAATGTAGTGCCAAGCCCAACACCAACATCAACTATAACACCAACACAAACACCAACAAGCACTATTACACCAACTCAAACTATTACACCTACTATAACCCCTACAAATACAATTACTCCAACTCAAACAGAAACTCCAACCCCTACAAATACAATTACACCAACTCAAACAGAAACTCCAACACCAACAGAAACTCCTACAAATACAATTACACCAACTATAACCCCAACCAGAACTATTACACCAACTCAAACAGAAACACCAACACCAACTATAACCCCTACTAATACAATTACACCAACATCAACTATAACTCCTACTAATACCATTACACCAACTATAACCCCAACCAGCACTATTACACCAACTCAAACAGAAACTCCAACACCAACAGAAACACCTACAAATACAATTACTCCAACATCAACTATAACTCCTACAAATACAATTACTCCAACATCAACTATAACTCCTACTAATACTATTACACCAACTCAAACTATTACCCCTACTAATACTATTACACCAACTCAAACTATTACCCCTACTAATACTATTACACCAACTCAAACTATTACCCCTACTAATACTACAACTCCAACAACAAGTATTACACCAACTATTACACCATCAGCAGAAGTAATTAACACATCTTGTTATAACTTTAATGGTCTTCCCCTTGATATTGCAATTCAATCAGATGGTAAAATACTTGTAGGTGGTGATTTTACATCGTATAGTGGAGTATCAGCAAATAATATTATTAGATTAAACTCTGATATAACTAGAGATAATAGTTTTGTTATAGGAAGTGGTTTTGATAGTTTTGTTCTTAATATTAAAATTCAATCTGATGGTAAAATACTTGTAGGTGGTGATTTTACATCATATCAAGGAGTATCAGCAAATAGAATAATTAGATTAAATTCTGATGGAAGTATAGATAATACTTTTAATAGTGGAAGTGGTTTTAATAGTTTTATTACTATTTTAAAGATTGCAATTCAATCAGATGGTAAAATAATTGTAGTTGGTGAATTTATAACATATCAAGGAGTGTCAGCAAGGGGAATAATTAGATTAAATTCTGATGGAAGTAGAGATAATAGTTTTGTTATGGGAACTGGTTTTGATTCTGCTACTTTTGCTATTGCAATTCAATCTGATGGTAAAATGCTTGTAGGGGGTGATTTTACATCATATCAAGGAGTTTCAGTAAATAGAATAATTAGATTAAATTCTGATGGAAGTAGAGATAATAGTTTTGTTATAGGAACTGGTTTTGATTCTGCTACTTTTGCTATTGCAATTCAATCTGATGGTAAAATACTTGTAGGTGGTAGTTTTACATCATATAGTGGAATATCAGCAAATGATATAATTAGATTAAATTCTGATGGAAGTATAGATAATAGTTTTGTTATGGGAACTGGTTTTGATTTTGGTTGCGACAATATTGCAATTCAATCAGATGGTAAAATACTTGTAGGTGGTCCATTTACTACATATCAAGGAGTTTCAGCAAGGCGAATAATTAGATTAAATTCTGATGGAAGTAGAGATAATAGTTTTGTTATTGGAACTGGTTTTAATAATTCGGTTTTATCATTAGTAATTGAATATAATAATAGAATACTTGTAGGTGGTCAATTTACCACATATAATGGGATATCAGCAAATTACTTTACAAGATTAAATTCTGATGGTAGAATTGTTGGATGTTTTATAAACCCAACACCTACACCAACCCCAACACAAACAACAACTCCTACCAACACAATTACACCAACTATAACCCCTACTAATACTATTACACCAACAGAAACTCCAACCAACACTATTACTCCAACAAATACAATTACACCAACATCAACTATAACCCCTACCAACACTATTACTCCAACAAATACAATTACACCAACATCAACTATAACACCTACCAACACTATTACTCCAACAACAACGCCATCATCAACAAATGCAGTAGTAACACCAACACCAACACCAACTAATACAAAAACTCCAACTATTACAGCATCAATTACTCCAAGTATAACTAATACAATAACACCTTCACCAACTCAAACAGAAACTATAACACCAACTCAAACACAAACACCAACTATTACACCAACAAATACAATAACTCCAACTATTACTCCATCAATTACACCAACAAATACAAGAACCCCAACTATAACACCAACACCAGTTTTCTGTTATGCAAGACAATTTAAAGCATCATCAAATGTGCCTGCAACATGTACTTATGGTTGTCCAGCAAGTGGTGCAACATTTACTGCATATGTTAGAAAAAGCACAGGGGCGTTATCAGTTAATGATAGAGTATATTATATGGATACAGATGCAAATTCACAAAGTGCTTGTTTAAATAATACACCAAATCCAGGATTTACTTGGTTACAATTTGCAAATGATGGGGATCCTGCAAACACATTTACAGATGAGTTTGCTTGTTATGCTTGGTTTGTTACTAATAACTATAATGAAATATTTACAGTAACAAATTGTCCATCTCCTGCATCACCATCACCAACACCAAGTAATAATCCAACACCAACACCAACACCAACATCATCAATTACACCAACCAGAACAATTACACCAACTGCTTCAATTACTACAACCCCTTCAAATACTGCAACACCAACACCAACAGGTAGCCCAATTCAAGCGTGTAGAATTTATCAAGGGTATAGAGATTTATCTGGCAATAATAGTTGTCAAACAGCGTGTTCAGCAAATGGTTATGTTTTTGGTAGATATGCTACATTTAATTCAGGTAATGGAGCAATTTATTATCCAAGTTTAACATCTTGTAATAATACTGACCCTTCCGCTTGGGGTAGTGAAAGAATATTTGTAAATAATGGAATTTGTTATGGTATAAATGCATCAGGTGCAATAACTGGTAGCACTCTATGTTCAAGTATTGTAATATCTGCCAACCTTGTTGGAGGTGGAGGTGGAGGAGGTGCTGGTAGTGCTGGTGGTGCTGGTGGTGCTGGTGCTGGTGGTGATATTGTTATAGGCAACCTTAATGTAAATTTAAATGAAACTTATGGTATAACTATTGGTTCTGGTGGTTTTGGTGGGGTTAGTTCTTTTAATGGTGGTCAAGGTGGTGAAGGTATAGGGTCAATTTTAAGTTATAATGCAACAAATTTACTAATAACAAATAATGTTGGAGGTGGAGGTGCATCAGAAGCAAATAAAAATGGATTTGATGGTGGTGGAGGTGGCTCTCTAACATCAACCCCAATAGGTAGTGGTTCAGTTGCCCCTTATGGATATTCTGGTGCAGATGGACAAACTACAAGAGGTGGAGGAGGTGCTGGCTTTGGAGGCTCGGCAAGTGGTGCTATTGCTGGTGATGGTGCCACATTACCTTTAACAGTCTGTCCAAAATGTTATTCTGCTGGTGGAATTGGAGGTGATGAATCATCTAGTGCAGAGCCAGCAAACTCCCCCAATTTAGGTAGAGGTGGTAATGGGGGTAATGGAGGAAGTATTCCAAGTTATCCTGGTTCATCAGGTAGTTCAGGGGTTGTTTTTATACAAGTGCCAGAAGGTTATAAAATAACGGGTTCAAATGTATTCCAAGTTGGAAGCACAACAACTTATAGAATAACAGCAACAACATCAATAACTTTTACCACTATATAAAAGATATCGGTATAAATTGAGATAGTTGTGGTGTAGAAGCCACAACTTTTTCATAATCTTCTATATTTATATAAAGCAATTAAAAAAAAATAACAATATGTCAAGTACAAGAATTTCAGATTTACCCCTTTATACAGGGGATACTGCGGGGACTTTTATTATAATGAATAATAGTGGTGAAACAATAACATATAAGGTAACAAAAGAAACCTTTATAGGTGCCTCTGGGACTTCTGGGACAAGTGGTATAGATGGGACATCTGGTAGTTCAGGGTCATCTGGCTCAAGTGGTATAGATGGCACAAGTGGTTCTTCTGGCTCAAGTGGCACAGAGGGGACATCTGGTAGTTCAGGGTCATCAGGCACAAGTGGTACAGAGGGGACATCTGGTAGTTCAGGGTCATCTGGCTCAAGTGGCACAAGTGGGTCATCTGGCACAAGTGGCACAGAGGGGACAAGTGGTTCATCAGGCACAAGTGGCACAGAGGGGACAAGTGGTTCATCAGGCTCAAGTGGAAGTAGTGGCACAAGTGGTTCATCTGGCACAGAGGGGACATCTGGTAGTTCAGGGTCATCTGGCTCAAGTGGTAGTTCTGGTTCAAGTGGTAGTTCTGGTTCATCTGGCACAAGTGGTTCATCTGGCACAAGTGGCACAGAGGGGACATCTGGTAGTTCAGGGACATCTGGTAGTTCAGGGACATCTGGTAGTTCAGGGTCATCTGGCTCAAGTGGTAGTTCTGGGATAAATGGCACAAGTGGTAGTGCAGGAACAAGTGGAAGTGCTGGGACAAGTGGAACTGCTGGGACAAGTGGCACAAGTGCAGGTAATTACAAATACTCATTAGAATGGTGGGTGGATCCTGTTAATGGAAATGACAATAATAGTGGTGCTTTTGGTGCCCCCAAAAAAACCATTACAGCAACATTAACTGCGGTTACCCCAAGTGATGTAATTAACCTTGTTAGGGGTCAGTATATTGAAAATGTTAATTTTAATAAGTATAATATTACTACTATTGGTAGGGGGCCAAATACTATTATTTCAGGCACAACAACTTCAACTACATCAGGTCAAAAATTTACTGATCTTACATTTCTTGGTGCAACATCAGTAAGCAATCCTGGGCCAAATGGATGTCATTATACCAATTTAGAGTTTTTATCAACATTAAACTTATCAGGCACAACTTTCCACGAGATACAAAATGGTAAATTGAGCGGTAATTTAAGTATTACTAATGCACCAACATATATATATGATTCACAAATATATGGATCCCTTATTACTTCATCATCGCAATTATTATATTTACAGAATACAACTACAAACTCCATAACTGTTACTTCAGGGTTATTTGTTGCAAACTCAATACAAGGAACTCCTTTAAGTTCTACTATTACAATTGGTGCTGGTGTAATTTATTCATTAGTTAATGTTACGGGTTATAATTTAAGTATTAGCCCCTCTGCAATAAAATATGAAACTTTTTTACAATCACAAGGAGCAACAGCAGAACAAGCAAGATTATTAACTGCTACTGTTAGTGATTCAATAAGGTTAATAAATCCCCCATCATCAACAGGTTCAACAAGGACACTTGTATTGGATAGTAATAATATTATTAGTGTTCTTACAGGTTCAACAGGGACGTCTGGGACAAGTGGTAGAAATGGCACTTCTGGGACAACTGGGACATCTGGCACAAGTGGTATTAGCGGGACAAGTGGCACAAGTGGTAGTTCAGGTTCATCTGGGACAAGTGGTGTAAATGGTACTTCTGGCACAAGTGGAAGTGCAGGCACAAGTGGAAGTAGTGGGACAAATGGAACAAGTGGAAGTGCTGGGACAAGTGGAAGTTCGGGGTCAAGTGGGACATCTGGTAATAATGGCACAAGTGGAAGTGCAGGCACAAGTGGAAGTAGTGGGACAAATGGAACAAGTGGAAGTGCTGGGACAAGTGGAAGTTCGGGGTCATCAGGCACAAGTGGAAGTAGTGGGACTTCTGGCACAAGCGGTACAACTGGCACAAGCGGGACAACTGGCACAAGTGGAAGTTCGGGGACAACAGGGACATCTGGCACAAGCGGGACTTCTGGCACAAGCGGTACAACTGGGACGTCAGGTACTTCTGGCACAAGCGGGACATCAGGGACATCTGGCACAAGTGGGACATCTGGGACTTCTTTTGCAAAAACAGGAGGAACAATTAACCAACTATTAGTTAAAAATTCAAGCACAGATTATGATACTTCTTGGACTAGTTCAATTAACATAAATAACTTAACTGCAACAGGTAACACAAATATTAACGCTATAACTGCAACAACATTAAACATAACCACAATAGGTTCAGGGACATCTATAACCAATTTGGGTATTTCAAGTGCTGGCAGAGTTATTACAGGCTCTACTATGATTACACCAGTTTATTTATCATTAAATAAATCCACAGCACAATCAATCCCCTATAATTTAGAAACAACAGTAGTTAATTGGGACTCAGTTGTTAATAATACACCTAGTGCATGGAATAGTGCAACAGGAACATTTACTTGTCCTCGTGCAGGTATTTATGATATTTCATTTGCTATGATGCTTGATAATGTTACTCCTTTATCACTAGATAGAGAGTTTGCAACTATTATCAATTATAATAATAGTACCGCTATTTATGTTTCAAACTTTTGGCCATACAGCACTTCACTTATTAAAATTCCAACAACAACAACAAGAATTGTATTATCATTAAATGTAGGTGATACTATTCGTCCTTCAATATATCAAAATCTACGAAATGATACCGCTTATAATATTATTTTATCGAGAAATCATTTCATTATAAATGAACTACCACCTACTATTCCAAGACAAGTATAGATGGTTAAATTATCACAAATAAAATAACAAGAAAGAACCCCCTATTTATGGGTGGTTTTTTCTTTGTTATATTTTTATAAATTAAAATAAGATGTCTAATATAAAAGAAATTGCTTTTAAACTAATAGCCGATATAAAAGATGCAGTAAATAACATTAAAAATGCTTCTGCTAATATTGGATTATTACAAGATAACATAAAGAAATTAGAAGCACTAGCAAATGATGCTGATTTAGGTGCAGAGCAATTTGAAGAATTAGCAAATGAAATATCAAAGACTGCCCAGGCTGAAAAGGTATTAACACAAACATCTGAAAAAGCCGGGGATAGTGTAAAAAAATTAGGTGATGATGCTATTTCAACTGATGAAAAATTTAAGAAATTAGAATTACAAATAAGGGAAACAAGGATTGCATTACAGAAGGCAGAGGAGGCTGGGGATAAATTAACTTTTAATAAATTGAAAGGTGATTTAGAGGATTTGGAGGATAAGTTGGAGATAACCAAATTAAAATCTAAACAATTAGATGATGTTTTAGTTGAACTACCTGGTCCAATTGGTGGAGTTGGTCAAGCGATGAAGGGGTTGGATATGGTATTTAAACTATTCGCTGCGAACCCTGCAATCGCTATAATAGGGTTAATCGTGGCAGGAATTATGGCTTTAAAAAATTCATTAGGTGCAACTACTGAAGGGCAAAAAGTTTTAAATAGATTATCCGAGGCTTATGGTAAAATACTTGGACCTATTTTGAAGATGTTAGAAGCAGTAGCAATCCCCCTATTTAACGGTTGGGCACGGATAATAGAAAATGTAGGTAAAAGTATAAATGATTTAGCACTTTTTTTTCGTAATACACAAGATAAAATTAACGAAGCATCTAGGAATAGTAGTAAAGCATTAAAAGATAGATATGAGGAACAACAAAAGATAAAAAAACAAGCAAAAGATGATGCAGAAAAAGATGCAAAAGATGCAAAAGATAAGGCTAAACAAGCAGAGGCAGATAGAAAAGAAGCAAATGAAAAAGAAAAAGCAAGACTTGAACAAATTAAAAAAGCAAAGCAAGATACAATTAACCTTAATGAAAGTTTATCCCAAAGTGAAACTGAATTAGCACGTTCAACTATTATGGCAGGGGATGATGTTATTGCAAATTTAAAATTAAAAGATGCACAAAGGGAGGAAGATTTTCAAAGGGAAAAGAAAAGAATTTTTGACTTATTAAAATTAGAAAAGGTTGGAAGTGATGAAGCAAAAAATTTGCAAATTGAATTAAATAAGTTAGAGGAACAAAATAATAAGAACAAAGCAGAAAATTCAAATAATGTTATAAATGAGGAGAAAAGAGTAGCAGATGTATTAGCAGATATTAACAAACAAGTTAATGATAAAAGAAAACAAGATCAAGATGAGAGTGATAAAAAAGCAAATGATGATGCAACAAAAACATTTGCAGACAATATTGAAAAAGCAAGAAGTTTAGCCCAGACAAAAAGAGATTTGGCAATTAAGGCTAATGATGATGAGTTTGCTTCTAATGAGGGGAATTTTGAAAAACAAAGAGAACTATTAGATAAGAAGCAAAGGCTGTTAGAACAAGATTATGAGTATAAAAGACAATTTGTTTATGAGGATCAAGAAGCACAATTAAACTTGGAGGCACAATTTAATGAAAACCAAAAACAATTAACTGATGCCAGAATAACAATCGGTAAAAAAGAAGTGGAGGCTAGAGATGAACAATTTGCACAAATTGCTGATATATTATCACAAGCCGCATCATTAGCAGGGGATGAAACAAATGCTGGAAAAGCATTAGCATCTGCAAGTGCTGCGATTAGCACGGGGTTAGCAATATCAAAAGCGTTAGCGTCATCTGCACCCCCTTTAAATTTTATACAAGCCGCATTAGTTGGGGTAGCAGGTATAAAAAATATAGAAAAAATCAATTCAGTTCAAGTCCCCAAGCCAACTTTAAAGACTTATGCAAGTGGGGGATTAGTAATAGGTGAAGGAACTGGTACAAGTGATAGTATTCCTGCATATTTATCTAATGGAGAAAGTGTTATAAATGCACGTTCAACAGCAATATTTAAGCCTTTATTATCAGCAATCAATACTGTTGGTGGTGGAAAACGATTTGCAAGTGGGGGGGTTGTTGGTGATAATTCATTATCATCACAAGAATTATTAACTAATCAAATAATAAATTTTAATAATCAAAATAATCAACCAATAAAAACCTATGTTGTTTCAACTGATATGTCATCAGCACAACAATTTGATAGGGTTCAACGAGAAAGAAGCACAATATAAAATATATGGCAGTTTTAATACAAACAACTAATTATAGTGGTGCAACAGCAAGTGTTACACTATACGCCCCAACAGGGCATACAATACCTTTTAATAGTCCATCTGGCACAAGTATAAATCTTGGTCAAAAAGTATTACCTTTTACTTATCAAAATGAAAACCCGGCTATGGAATATGGGGTATTTGAATTATATTTTTCTGGGACAAATAAGACTTGTGAAAGTGCGTTATTAACACCACCAGATGGAGATGGTAATGTTTATAATACAATTAAGATTGGCAATCAAGTATGGATGTCAGAAAATTTAAGGACAACCAAATTCCAAGATGGATCGCCAATATATTTTGCCACAACTGGGGGGTCTTGGACAACAAGTGCATCAACAACCCCTTTATATACTTTTGTTAATAATAATTCAGGTAATACTCAAATACATGGATTACTATACAATAATGAAGCGGTAAAATTTAGCACATCAGCAAATACCACAACAAATATATGTCCAGTTGGATATAGAGTGCCAACTGATGCTGATTTTAATGCATTACCAAGTTGGTCTGCTGATGGTACGTGGTTTCAATATCCAGGAAATGAGTATTGGAATGGTGATGCATCACCTGCAAGAACAAATAAAAGTGGATTTAATTTAATTGGTAGTGGTGGATTTGTTGGAAATGCTTGGGATGCTTTTAAGTTTTTCGCATATCACAGAGGGACAAGTTCTTCTACTGCTGGTTTTACAACGTTTAATTCTGGTTTAAGTATTTATGGGTTAAATATTGCTTCTGGCGCATCTGTTAGGTGTATAAAAAATTAACAATATAAAGATATGAAACACGAAGTTATAGAACTAATAATTGATGAAAATGATAACGAGGCTGGGTTAGATGGTATTGCATTAGTAAATAAGCCAGCAATCGAAGTGGATTTTCATTATTTTAATAAGGGTGATATAGCCCCAAATGAAAATTATTATGTATTAGCCGAGGATAAAGTATCAAGTGCTATTCAGATGTTTGCATCATTTGGGGAAACACAATCTGATTTGATTAAGCAGGGGTTTAAAATTGTTAAGGTTAAAAAAATAGCCAGAAAAGATTTTTCAATTTTAGCCGAACCAAATAAGGAAAGTAATATTGAGGACACCCCTACTGTAAGAATTAGATATAAATATGTTGGCCCTAGAGATGAAAAGAATAGAGTATTCTGTGGTGAGATGATGAAACTTAATAGGGTTTTTAGACGTGAGGATATTATAGAAATGTCAAATACCAACACAAATGAAATTGGACCAGAAGGATATGATATTTTTGAATGGAGGGGGTCATATAATTGCAGACACGCTTGGGTTGAATTAACATATGCAAAGGAGGGGACTATTATAAATAGTGGAAAGGTAACAAGGGGGGTTATAACAGAAGATGGAGTGCCAGGACCTGATACAAGGACAAATGCCACAATTACTGCTGGTAATACACCCCCAAGAAATGCATTCACAGATGAATTATTTGAATTTGAGGAAAGTGTAAGTGATTACCCAGACTATATAAAAAATAATGCAAAAAAAGCCTTAAAATGGTTTGATGAAAATAATAACCCCAATAATTGTATGACACAAGTGGGGAAAGTTAGAATGAACCAGTTAGCCAAGGGGGAGCCCATATCAATCAACACAATAAAAAGAATGAAGTCATTTTTATCAAGGCATAAAAAGGATTTGCAAGCCTCCAAGTCTTATGAAGATGGCTGTGGTTTATTATCAATTGACGCTTGGGGGGGAATTGAGGCATTAGATTGGGCAACAAATTATATTGATAGAATAGAAAATGAAGATGCAAGCAATATGAATGCCTTTTCAATAGTTGATACAGAAAAAAGAATATTAGTTGGTCCTGCTATGATACCAAATAAAATGATGCCAAGAAAAGATTTTGCAACTGATAGTATTTATTTTGTTTATTTTTCATCTGAAACAATAGAAAAACTGCAAAGAAAATTTATGACCGATAAATTGATAGACGCAACAAATGTGGAGCATAAAGAAAAAATGTTAGAATATGTTACAGTTGTTGAAAGTTGGATTGTGGAAGATGAAAATTATGATAAGCAAAAAAAGTATGGTTATAATAACCCCGTAGGAACGTGGATGATCATGATGAAAATAAATAATGATAATATCTGGGAGAATGTGAAAGATGGTAAATTAAAAGGTTTTTCAGTTCAAGGCTACTTTTCAGAAAAAAAAGTGGTATAAAAAAAATAAACTATATATTTATATAAATAAACAATTATGAGAAACATAATAAAAAAACTTAATCAACTTTTGAGATTGAATTTTAATTCTTATCAAACCGTAGGAGGGGGGGAACTAATTTGTGAAGATGAATTAGAAATAGGTTCTGAAATATACGCTATTACAAGTGATGGACAATTACCCGCTGCTACTGGAGAATATGAGTTAGAGGATAGCACAATTATAAAAGTTGAGGATGGTATAATCAAGGATTTATCCTATAAAGAAGAAGACAATAATATGGAAGAAGAAACAGTTGATGTAAATGAAACTAATGATTTTATGAAAGCATCATTAGCAGATGGCACAATATTGGAAGCAAAAACTTTTGAAATTGGGGATACAGTTGAAATTGTTGATGCAGAAGGTAATAAGACCCCTGCCCCTGATGGAGATCATCAAATTATGATTGGTGAAGAAACAATTAAAATTACTACAGAAGGTGGTGTTATTAAGGAAAAAACAGTTATTGAGGAGATGGCTGACTTATCTGAAAATACCCCAAATATGGAAAGATTTATGGAGGAGGTTATGACTGCATTAAGTGCTATGCAAAAAAGATTAGACGAGATGGGCAGTAATTATGAAAATATGTCCAAGGAAGTTGAAAAGTTTGCAAAAACCCCAGCAGGAAATCCAGTTATCCAGCCAAAAAATATTGGTTCAGAATTAAATGCTATGAAGTATGATAAATTTTCAGAATTAAGGGCAATCAGAAATGGCTCTTATAAAAAATAAACATAAACAATAAAATTAAATAAAATGAGTAATAACAAAAAATATGATTTTGCTTTTGATTTAGCAACATTAGCAACATATACCGATGAGTTAGGGGGTCAGTTAATTAGACGTGCTATCTTGGAAGGTGAAACTGCAAAGATTATTCGTGTGCAACCTGGTATTAAAGGAACGCAGGCAATAAATTTGTTAGACAGCACCCTCGTGGTGCAAGAAGGTAGTTGTGGATGGAACACATCTGGTGCAACAACTTTTACACAAAGGGACATCACAGTATGTGATTTAAAAGTAAATGAATCATTATGCCCACGTGATTTAAATGATTATTGGTTAGGACAATTATTACAGCCAGGATCATATAACGAGACTGTTCCATTTGAAGCACAAATTTCTGAATTGAAGACTGCCCAAATTTCACAATATATTGAGAATTTAATTTGGGGTGCATCATCTGCAACAACTTGTTTCTCTGGTTTTAAGCAATTATTGGCACAAGTAGGTTCAACTGGAGTTGGTGCTTCTGGTAATATTGTTGTAACTGGTCAAACTGCTTTAGATGCAACAACTGCATTAGCACAAGTTGATAATTTAGTGGTTAGAATACCTGATGATATTGCAGATGCTGATGATTTAGTTATCTTCATGTCTCACGCTAACTATAGAAAATACTTAATCAACTTTAGAACTGCAAATTACTTCCACTTCTCCCCAGACCAGTCTTTTGCAGAAATGAGAACTTTCCACCCAGCAACTAACATTTTAGTACACCCAGTTGGAGGTTTAAATGGTTCTAACTTGATGGTATTATCAAAAGCATCATATATGTTTATGGGAACTGACTTGCTTTCTGATTCAGAAAGTTTGAGAATGTTCTATTCACAAGATTTTGATGAGGTTAGATTGAGAGCAAATTTCAAAGTAGGGGCACAAGTTGCTTTCCCACAATTTATAATCACTAATGGTTTAGCATAGCATAAACAATAAATAAAAATAATAAGGGGGTGTAAAAGCCCCCTTATATAAATAAAAACATATAATATGAGTTGTACTAATTGTCTTATTACATCTACAATTTGCAGGGGGTGTAGAGATACGGTTGGTGGTTTAAAAAATGCATATGTTTTAGCAGGTTCAATCACAGGTATTACCTACTCTACGGGTAGTGTTACTAATATGGATGGAACTGGAACTTGGTATGAATTTCAATTAGAGAAAAACACAGCAAGTTTTACTGAAACAATTACACCATCATTAGAAAACGGAACCGTGTTTTACCAACAAGATTTGGTAATGGTTTTTAATAAATTACGTCAAACGGTTCAAAATCAACTGACAAAATTAGCCCAGTGCACAAGTTTGAGGGTTGTTGTTGAATCAAATGAAGGAACATTCTTCTTATTAGGTTATGATTTTGGTATGGCAGTATCAGCAGGTAGTGCAGGCACAGGTTTAACCTTTGGGGATAGAAATGGATATACTGTAACCTTAACTGGTTTCGAAAGAGATGCGGCACCTGCATTTGACACAACACTAACAAAAGCACAAATTTTTGCTGGTTTTGGTGGAATAAGTGAATGTGCGTAAGATAAAATACATTTTAAGGGGGTAGGGTAATTCTTACCCCCAATTTTAATTTAATCATTATGAAATTTAACAATTATAAAGGTAAAAATAGCATAAGATGGGGGGTATTAGGGAAGCAACAAGTATATACTGCACAGCCTGTATTACAAGAAAAAAAAGAAACACCTGCATCTTTTGAGCCATATAATTCAAATAAAAATGATTTTGTAAGGATTGATTTAATACCACGATTTATTGTAGGGGGTCAAAATTCTTTTACTGGGGTAACACCTTCAGTTACACCAACAATTTCAGTTACATCTAGTATAATACCTACATCAACAAATACTCCAACACCTACACCAACCAAGACTATTACACCAACACCAACTAATACTATAACACCAACTAATACTATTACACCAACCAAGACTATTACACCAACACCAACTAATACTATAACACCAACTAATACTATTACACCTACCAACACTATAACACCAACAAATACTATTACACCAACACCAAGTATAACTAAAACAATAACACCAACACCTACTAATACTATAACACCAACAAGGACTGTTACACCAACAAGGACTATTACACCAACACCAAGTATAACTAAAACAATAACACCAACATCAACGCCAACCCCTACCATTACTCCTACCAACACTAATACACCAACACCAAGTATAACAACAACAATTACTCCTACTAACACTATTACACCAACAGAAACACCAACTCAAACTATAACACCAACTAAAACAACTACACCAACACCTTCAATAACACCAACAAATGTTAATAATTGTGATATTGATGCAACACCAATAGCAAACACGCCAACACCAACACCTTCATCAAGTTCTGTTTCTGGCGAAGGTTAAAAATTAAAAATATGCTAATAGTAAGGAGGAATGAAACAAATAACCTGGTGGTAACTGTGTCTATGAATAGGACACTAAATAATCCATTTTATTTATTTTCATTTCAACATATTGCTTCAAATGATTTTGTTAGATTTTATCCAACGGTATTATCAAGTAATACCAGATATGATTTAATTAGTTTTATAGAAGACCGAAATCAGAACCTATCTGGTGTGCCACCTGCTGTTAGTTTTCCATATTTGGGGCAATACTATTACTCCATATATGAAATGGCGTCAAGTGGGACAACAAACCCTTTAAATGCCTATTCAAAATTAGAATCAGGTAGAGCATGGCTTATAAATGATAATAATGATGAAGATTGTTATTATGATGAATACATAAGTGATGATGAAATAAATGAGAGAGACATATATGTTGATGATTGTGATAATCCACCACCTAGTCCATCTCCATCAGTAACACCAACCCCAACACCATCATTTACACCAACACCTACACCAACACCATTTTTCCCATTTGCTATAAGGGGACAAAATGATAATTTATTAACAACCGAAGATGATGTTGTAATTAACAAACAATTTTAGTGGCTTTTACTAAAATTATAGATATTTATTTATATGACAAAAAATATAGTTAATAGAATTGATTTTATGGCCGCTGAAGTAGTCCAGTACCAAGAAATCATAAAACAAAAAGAATGGGTATATTGGGGGGCTGACAATTACTTCCCTAATCATCTATTGGCATTATACCAAAATAGTCCCATACATCGCGCGTGTGCTAATGCAATTAGTTATGGTGTAAAAGGAAGGTCTATATATAATACTATCGACACAGAGCAATTATTGATGGCTAATCGTAGAGAAACTTTATATGAAGTTTATAAGAAATGTGTTATTGACAGAGTTTTATTTGGGGTATTTTCAGTAAATGTTATTTTAGATAATGCTGGAAATGTATCAGAATTATACCATACCGATGTTTCTAAAATTAGAAGTGGTAAAGTTGATGAATTTAATAATGTTCAAAATTATTATTTAAGTGCAGAATGGAGATTTCCAAATAAATTTGTGCCAATTGAAATACCTGCTTTTGATTTGACAAATAGGGATAAAGCATCTCAATTATATTTTGTTAAAACTTATACACCAAATTATAATTATTATGGTGTGCCAGATTATTTTGCGGCAGTAAGCACAATTCAACTAGATATTGAGGTTAAAAACTTCCACTTAAATAATATACAAAATAGTTTATTACCAAGTATGGCAATATCTTTTAATAATGGTATTCCATCAGACGAGGAAAAGGATATAATTTATAGGCAATTAGTTGATAAATATACCAGTTCAAATAATGCTGGAAAGATATTCTTATTTTTTAGTGATACCCCAGAATCAGCACCAACAATTACCCCAATACAAAATAATGGATCAGATGATTTTTATACAGGGCTATATACAAATATTGAGGAAACAATTTTAACTGCCCATAGGATTACAAATCCTGCCTTAATTGGTATAAAAACGGCTGGACAATTAGGGGGAAGAAATGAATTGGAGGAATCATATAATTTATTTCAGAATATTGTGGTTAAACCAATACAAGATGAAATAATTGAACATTTTAATAAGTTGTTATTTTTGAGAGATAAAAAGCAATACGACTTAAAGGTTGAGCAAGTTCAGATAATCGATTTAGAAAAACCTGTAATATAATGGCATCAGTTTTACTTGTATCAGAAACAAAATTAAAAGCATTTAGTAGCATTCATCAGAATGTTGATACTGCTTTATTAGCAAATAATATTAAAATTGCACAAGATTTACATTTGCAAAATTTAATTGGAACAAGATTTATAAATGATATCTACGATCAAGTTAGAACAAATACACTCACAGCAGTTTATAAGGAACTTTTAGATGAATGGATTAGCCCATATTTAATCCATGCCGCAATATTTGAATCAACCCCAGACATTCTATTAAGAATGATGAATAAGTCTATTGTGGTGGGGGATACGGAGCAGGGAAAAGCAATATCTGTAAAAGAAATGGCTTATATGAGGGACATATACCAATCAAGGTTCAATTTTTATGCACAAAGATTGCAAGACCAATTAAGAAATAGACCAAATTTATATCCATTATATTTTGCATATACTTCAACCGATGGTATGCCTCCGCGGCGCGAGACGTACATGTCTGGCATACACTTTGAACCTGGTAACAGATATCCTCCTAGGCGCACTGTGTGGAGGAATTTGCCCACATATAGGGGGCCTGAAAATTGTTGTAATTAAAAAATAAAGAATAATGAATACAGAAAATTTGATGATGGTTTTGGGTAGTAATACGGTTGTTGCGGTAATTACATTTCTGTTTTCAAAAAGAAAACAAAATGCAGAAATTGACACAAATGTTATTTCAAATTTAGAAAAATCAATTATGGTTTATACTAAAATAATTGATGATTTAAAATCAGAAATCGCCCAATTAAATGTGAAAATTACTGATTTAGAAATGAAAATAGATAATCTCCAAAAGGAAAATGAAAAATTGAGATTGAAATTAAATAAATAATATGGGTGATATAGAAAAGGATATCCTTGAAAAGGAGATGTGTGAATTTTGTGAGCAATATTTTGATAGAAAAAAAATAAGACATCGACCAAGAAATGTTAAAATTTGTGTCAGTTGTGTAAAAATGTTAAAAAATTGGAGAGAAGAAATGAAAATATTAAAACCAGATAAAAAAAGTCATGCATATCCTCATAGACCATATGTTATAAATATCCACGAAGAAAGTGTCGATCAAGAAGCGTTAAAAGAATTTTATAAACTATTGGGTTATAACCCAGAATCGGATATACATCAACAATTTATGGAAAAACATAACTTGTAAAAATTAGATTTTAATATTGTTTCCCAAATTTACCCCCTGCTCTACGGTAGGGGGTTTTTTCATTAACAAAACTTTAACTATACCCAATATGGATTTTGCTCATTTTTATACTATTTATTATAAAAACAATATTAAAATTATGGAAAAAGAATTTATTGAAGGTTATATGCAATTATTAGGTGTGCATAAAAATCTTAAAGTTGAACACATTTTCATCTATGCGATGATAGTTGAAGATTGCAAAAAATACGGCAAATGTAATTTAACCAATTCTGAATTTGCTAAAGTAGTTGGGGTGAAAGATATTACCAGATTACTAAATGGTCTTATTAGTTATAATTTAATTAAACGAATTGGTTTAAGCCGTGCTAGGTATTTTGTGCTTAACTAACACAAATAAAAAAAGGGGGAAGAAAATCTATCCCCCCATAAATCATAAAAAAGTATGAATAAATATGAATAAAGATAGTAATAAAACTCTAAAAAATCAACAATTTGTGCCTTATTTTAAGGAATTAAGAAAAAAATATCCATCATTATCTCACTTGGATATTCTAATATATGGTGAGATATATTATAAAAATAACTTGAAACAGGGTTGCTTTGCTGGTAATGAGTTTTTTGCAGAAGAATTTAATGAAAGCATAAGAACAATTCAGCGTTCTATTACAAATTTAATTGAGGTAGGATTAGTTAGTCGTATTATTACACCTGGGGTAAAAAGAAACTTATATATAATTGAGGAAGAATTTAACCCTGAAACATTAGGGGCGACAACCACGACACCCCCCCGCGACAAATCTGACACCCCCCCCGCGACAAATCTGACGCCCCCCCGCGACAA